CCTGCTGCACCCAGTGAAGCTGAACCCAAGGAAGATCTTACCGCTGAAGAGCGTAGTTTTAAGAAGCGCTATGGAGATATCCAGCGCCATATGGCAACTAAGGAAAAAGAGTGGCAGTCTCGCATTGAAAGGCTTGAAGGCCAGCTTGATAAGGCTACAAAAAATGAGCTTGTACTACCTAAGTCTAAGGAAGACATTCAGGCTTGGACAAGTAAGTACCCTGATGTAGCTGGTATTGTTGAGGCTATTGCTGAACAGAAAGCTAATGAGCGTACACTAGAGCTAGATGGGCGTCTCAAGGAAGTTGAAGCTATGCGTAGCTCAGCCAAGAAAGAAAAGGCTGAAGCACAACTAATTAGCTTGCACCCTGACTTTGAGTCTATCCGTTCAGATGATGCATTTCATGAGTGGGCAGAAGAACAGCCTAAAGTTGTACAGGATGCACTCTACGAGAACATGGATGACGTTAAGTCTGTAGCTCGTGTCATTGATCTTTATAAGTCAGACAAGGGTATTAAGAGTAAGAAGTCCAGCCCAGACAGAGGCGCAGCATCAGCAGTAAAGTCCCGTGGTCGCACTGTAGTGGACTCAGAAGAGTCATCACGCTCCCTTAGTGAGTCGATGGTAAATAAAATGTCGCTTAAAGAGTACGAGAAGCGGCAAGATGAAATAATGGACGCAATGCGTTCAGGCAAGTTTATCTATGATATGTCATAATAAAGCTTGACACTTATCAACTAATAGATAAAACTATGGGCATGTGCAGTGCTAGTAATCAACTACTTGCACATGCTTTAACATAAAAGCAACAAGCCACAAGAAGAACTACCCAACAGAGTATAGGCCCAGCGCTACTTGACCGCAAATCATGTAGCCCTGTCACCCTAGAAATAGTTTGGCCTCTTATGTGGATATGATGTTTTACTTCCTTCAATTGTCATATCTATAGGAGAATTATTATGGCATTCGCAAAAGCATCAGGTTATACCAACCTGACCAACGGAAACTTCTCACCACAGATTTTTTCCAAACAAGCCCAACTTGCATTTCGTAAGAGTGCAGTTGTAAACGCAATTACAAACAATGACTATTTTGGGGACGTGTCTGCCGTAGGTGACTCAGTTCGCATCATGAAAGAGCCAGACATCACTGTTAATGCTCTGGAGCGTGGTACTGCTGTTGCAACACAAGATCTCGTTGACGCTGACTTCCAGTTAACCATTGATAAAGCTAACTATTTTGCTTTTAAACTGGACGATATCGAGGAGGCGCATAGCCACATCGATTTCATGCGACTTTCAACCGACCGTGCAGCCTATAAGATGGCTGATTCTATGGACTCAGACGTTCTTAAGTATCTCTCTGGTTACACCACTGCTAACGCTGTAAACACAACAGTAAATGGTAGTATTGCTAACTCTGCAGCTGGTACAGATGAACTTTTGGCTGCAAATAAGCTGAACATGGCAACCTTTGGAAATATCACCACTACTGCTTCGGCATCTACAACTGGTGACTCAATTCCATTGGCACCTCGCTTGACAGGTTCAACTGCACAGTCTACAACAACTGCAACACCATTGCAGGTTCTTGCTCGTATGTCCCGTAAATTGGATGAGCAGAATGTTGACACACGTGGAAGGTGGATCTGTCTAGACCCGGTATTCATTGAAATGCTGAAGGATGAAGACTCACGTCTTCTGAATGCAGACTTCGGTGGTGCAGGCCTTATGAATGGCTTGTTGGCTGCTAATATCCACGGCTTCCGTGTTTATCAGTCAAACAACCTGCCAAAAGTAGGTACTGGTCCAGGCACTTCAGGTGTAACAGCGCAAGACGATAACTATGGCATCATAGTTTGTGGTCATGACTCCGCTGTAGCAACTGCTGAGCAACTGTCTAAAGTGGAAACATACCGTGACCCAGACAGCTTTTCGGACATCTGCCGGGGCATGCACCTCTATGGTCGGAAAATACTCCGCCCTGAGGCTCTTGTCACTGCACGTTTCAACGCTGCTTAAACATAATAACATTGGGGCTGGCTTTATGCTGGCCCCTTTGTGCTTTCTTAACACATAAAGGGACATCACAAGATGGCTATCACAACTGAAATGTGCAACAGCTTCAAGCAAGAGCTTCTTGGAGGTGTTCATGATCTGGATACAGATACAATAAAATTAGCTCTTATTAAAGACACCCCTTCTGGTACATATGGCAAGGCCACTAACAACTACTCAAATGTCACAGGTAACTCTGATGAGGCAACTGGTACAGGCTATACTGCAGGCGGTCAGGCTCTTGGAGGAGCAGTCATTGCTCTTGACGGGGACACGGCTATACTTGACTTCACTGTTGACGAAGTTTTTGCTAACGTTACAGTTGCTGCTGATGGTTGTATTATCTATAATGCATCACAGGCCAACAAAGCAATTGCTGTTATCGACTTTGGTGGTACAGTAAGTGCTACTGCAGGTGACTTGACTATTGAGTTCCCAGCTGCAGCGGCTGCTACAGCAGTTATCCGTATCGCTTAAAAAACACCATCAAGGATACTAATTATGACAATTAAGTTTGCTAACCGTGTTAAGGTGACTACTGCTACTACAGGGACAGGTACTATTACACTTGGCGCTGCAGTAGCTAGTTTCCAAACTTTTTCTTCTGGTGGTATTCTTGATGGTAACTCTGTCCGATACACTATTGTGGATGGCATTAACTGGGAGGTAGGCACAGGCGTATATACGCACAGTGGTACTACTCTCGCTAGATCCTTAGATGAAAGTTCTACAGGATCTCTGCTAAGCCTATCTGGTAATGCAGAAATATTTATTACCGCATCTAATACAGATGTTGAGAACTTAGGCAATCGCTCTATTGATTACTACTATTTTACTGCTACAGCAAACCAAACTGTCTTTACAGGCAATGATGTCAGCAGCAATCAATTAGCTTTCTTTGCGAATAACATTATTGTATTTATGAATGGTATTGCTCTAGAGGGCAATGGTCAGGACTACACTGCATCAGGAAACAATACAGTTACACTGACTTCAGGAGCAGCCCTGAATGATGAAGTTAATATAGTTGCATACAAGTCATTTGCTGTTGCTGATGCTGTATCACAGAGTGGCGGTACTATCACAGGTGGTCTTGATGTTGCGGGACAGCTAAAAGCTGGTTTCTTTGCTTCATCAGCATCAATTACTTCTAATCTTACCTGTGTAGCGGGTACAAACTTAATGTCCATAGGACCAGTTACTGTAGCAAATGGTGTTACTGTAACTGTACCCAACGGCGCAACATATACGGTGATATAAAATGACAGTTACAATAAACGGAACTTCTGGAATAACTGGTGACGGGTCTGGTTTAACCAACCTACCTTCCGCAAACCTTACAGGTAATCTTCCAGCTATTGACGGGTCTAGTTTAACCAACCTAAGTGCCGCAAACCTTACAGGTACTCTTCCAGCTATCTCTGGGGCTAATCTTACGGGTCTCCCAGGAGGGGGTCAATATGATGCTGATCTCGACGGCAATGGTGCTACTACTATAGCAGGTATTCCCGCTGGTGTTAGACGGATTCAAGTCGTTCTTCAGAACCACTCCTGGACCTCCGCCTCAACATCTACTTATATAAGGTTTGGTGGTGCTGCAATAAAAACCAGTGGCTATCAATCATATGCTAAAACCTTACTTGAATTTGCCCACACAAACCAATCTACCAATGACGCTTTTAACTTTAAATCACTGGCTGCTAACGAAGTAGTGTCAGGCGTTGGTACTTTTGCTCTTCGGACTGATGGTAGTCATATCTGGGTTGGATCTTGGCAGTTTGGCTGTGGCAATGACTCTATTATGAATGGCAACCTTATGTCGTGGGGCACTGGGCATGTTGATCTTGGCGAACGTTTACAGCGAGTTCAAATCCTTGGTGCAGGCAGTTACACGCATGACTCTGGCGCTCGTCTAACCGTAAATTGGAGCTTTTAAAATGAATAAAATAATTGACGCACTTACAGGTGTAATTACAGAAGATACAGACTTTGTACCTATAGTACTCTCAACAGAAGATATTGCAGAAGAGGCACGTGAGCTTCGCAGTGTTTATTTGCAGATATCTGACCCTTGGGCATTAGCAGACCGTACAATGACATCTGAGCAGACAGCCTATCGACAGGCTCTACGTGATGTCCCTTCACAGGCTGGCTTTCCTGCAAACATCACGTGGCCCACTAAACCGGAGTAATACACTATGTCAACTAAAGCGAGAGACTTAGCAGACCTACTTGATAGTAGTGGTAACATTATAGCTAAGGGTAATATTGACGGTCGTGACATTGCTGCAGATGGTACTAAGCTAGATGGTATTGAAGCTGCTGCTGACGTTACAGATACTGCTAACGTAGTAGCCGCTCTCACAGCAGGTACTAATGTAACTATTGCTGCTGACGGTACTATCGCAGCTACTGGTGGTAGTTCGCAGACTGATGCACAAATCCGTACAGCAGTTGAGGCGGCTACAGACAGTAACGTCTTTACAGACGCAGACCACACTAAGCTTAACGGCATCGAAGCAAGCGCAACGGCAGACCAAAGTAATGCTGAAATCAGAACAGCGGTAGAAGCAGCAACCGATAGCAATGTATTTACAGATGCAGACCACACCAAACTCAATGGTATTGAAGCCTCTGCTGACGTTACTGACACTGCTAACGTAGTCGCAGCACTTACCGCTGGTTCAAACATTACTATTGCTTCTAACGGTACTATCGCATCTACTGGTGGTAGTTCGCAGACCGCTGCGGAGCTACTTACATCCATTAAGACTGTTGATGGTTCAGGCTCAGGCCTAGACGCTGATTTGTTAGACGGTATAAGTTCATCTGCTTTTTTGCGTAGTGATCAAGCTGGTACACTGACATACCCTCTAACTATTGACACTAATACTTCTGGTATGCTCGTGCTCTCTGCAACCAATAGTGGCCCTTGGGCTATTGACCTACAGAGAGATGATGCTACTAGCTCTAAGGTGTTTAACGGTGGTGGCTATTGGGCTTTTGAGCATGCACCTAACGTCTATGGTGTTGGTGCTGTATGGCACCCTGGCAATGACGGTAGTGGCTCTGGCCTAGACGCTGATTTGTTAGATGGGCAGCATGCCAGTGCTTTCCAAGTAACCACTGCTAATGTAGTATCTGCTCTTACAGCAGGCACTAATATAACTATTGCTTCCAACGGCACTATTGCGGCTACTAGTAGTTCTCTAACTGATGTTCAGATAAAGGCAGCTTATGAAAGAAACAGTAATACTAATGCTTTTGAAGACGCAGACCACACCAAACTCAATAGTATTGAAGTCAATGCAAAAGATGATATGACTGATGTTCAGATAAAGGCAGCTTATGAAAGAAACAGTAATACTAATGCTTTTGAAGACGCAGACCACACCAAACTCAATAGTATTGAAGCTAATGCCACTGCTGACCAGACCGCTGTTCAGATAAAGGCAGCGTTATTGTCTAACAGTGACACGCTTACAATGACGGGTGCAGAAAGAACTAAACTAACTGCTATTGAGCCTAATGCAAAAGATGATATGACCGCTGTTCAGATAAAGGCAGCGTTATTGTCTAACAGTGACACGCTTACAATGACGGGTGCAGAAAGAACTAAACTAACTGCTATTGAGCCTAGCGCTACAGCTGACCAAACTTCTGCCCAACTAAAGGCATCTATACTGACTGTCAGTGACACCCTTTTTATGACGGGTGCAGAAAGAACTAAACTAACTGCTATTGAAACTGGTGCCACTGCTGACCAAACTTCTGCCCAACTAAAGGCATCTATACTGACTGTCAGTGACACCCTTTTTATGACTGGTGCAGAAAGAACTAAACTAACTTCTGTTGAAACTGGTGCCACTGCTGACCAGACTGCTGCTGAGATA